AAGCTGCATCATTAAAAGATTTATATTTACCTGGTCTATACAATGGATGTTTTTTAGATATATATTTTCCATCAACATACATTTGTAACTTGTTATGTCTTTCACTATGCCTTGCGTTTATTTTTTTCATGTAAAGAGCATGACATTTTTTACACTTATATATTCTACTCTGCCTCATAGAGTCTGTCCAATTAGTAGTAACATCTAATTCTTCTGTGCAAGTTATACAATACCTAACCATTAATTATCCTCCTCAGTTTATCAAAATCTTTTTCTCTTTTATATTTTAGATCATCTTCAATGTGTAAAGCATACACCGGGGACGGGTCACAATAACTCTTTAACTCTTTCGTGTACTCTATTGTTTTACCTATGACATCTGGATCAAGAGCCACAATAACCTTATCAAAAGTGTCAAGATATTCTTTATGTTCTTGCATTAGATTCGTGCCAAGTAAAGCCACACCCGTAACACCCAACAATGTTTCTCCTATAACTGTAGCTGATACACAATCCTCAACAACAACAGCCACACTTTTACAAGGTTTTATGCAATAGGTATACTGTCTGCCCTGGCCTCCATACCTATACCATTTTGGATGTGCATCATACAATGCCCGTCCTATCGCATCAACCATTCTACCATTCTTGTATATGGGAAACACAGCCCTTGATGTTTTCGCATCATAAAATAGTTCTATCTTTATGTCCCACCTGGACCTAAAACGCTGCACATAAGAGTTGTTGCCATCTGTTATATACTCCGGGAGCACAAAAGTTTCTTGTGGCTTGCTGTCTGATTCCCCTTGTAGTTTTTTCTTTATTGTGTCGGCTAACATATTTGTGGTGTAGGAGCCCTTAAGATCACAAGAGGCCCGATAGCAATTGTAAAGTAACATCCCGTCTTGATTGCTAATTGAAAACTTCTTTATGCCCTTACACCTGGGGCAATTAATTGTGATAGACTCCCCCTCTTTAATATCCATACCTTCTAAAAAATCTTGCATAGAATTACTAGGCATTTTTATAACTCTCCCTTTTGCTTAGTGCGTTATTCGCTGAGTTAAATGTATGTTTGATGTAGGGTTTCATAGAGTTAGGGCTGTTATGTCCAGATACTGCCATGATCTGCGTTGTGTCTACTCCGGCCTCAACCATCTCTGTTATCGCTGTTCTTCTCATATCCATAGCTGTTAGTTCTTTTGGTAGCCCGGCACTCTGCTTTACCTGGTTAACCATTCTGCTAACTTCATTAAGGTGATATATCTTATAGGTGCCACTCCTGGGCTGTGGATGAGGTGCCACATACTCTTGAAAGCTAAAATCCTCATGCTGCTTTTGTAACATACTAAATAAATTATCCTCTATGGGTAAATGCACCTCTGCCCTTTTCTTTGATTGCTCCAGGTCTAGCCTTTGTGTTTCAAAGTTTATGTTGTCCCATTTAAGACAACGCATATCGCCAACTCTTTGAGCAAACTCATACGCCATGTGAACTATGAGCCCTATGCTACGCCATTTATATTCTCCATAAGCTGTGTCTAAGAAAGCCCGGACCTGGTTAGTGGACCACATAACCTTACGCTGCCCCTCAACCATCTTTTTTACACTACGCATAGGGTTTCTAACAATAAGTTCTAACTCCTCTCCGATGTTCAAGACCAGGGACGTAACCATAGCCATGACATTAGCCATACGCACACCCTTTGTAACCCATTGTTGATACGCCATCTTACACTCCGATACGCCCAGGTTATTTAACTTTATATCTCCAAGAGTTTTAGTGGGCGTTATCTGTGTTTGCATCGCCCGTCCCAGGGAATACTCATAGTCCTTTTGTGTGCGCCCTCTAAGAGCCAGGAACTGAGGACTATGTAGATAGTAATCCACCAGGTTGTGTAGTGTGCTAATCTCTTTTGACATTTTTCATGGCCTCTTTTACTTCTTTAGTATAACAGACATAAACAAACACCATAACAACAATGTACAAGATTAATAAAAATGTGTATCCCATTATTTCATTCCCTCTGGTTTTCTCAAAGGTAGTCTAACAGTTTTCTTTTGTTTAAACAAGACTGTTCTTTTGTCGTTGCCCTCAAAAGCTATCGCTAATGCGTTCTTGCTTATGTATCCAGGGTCCCAGTCCCACACATACCCGGCCTTACTATTCTGCCTGGCCTGGTGTATAAACTCTTTGTTCTGTTCTACAAATACTAATGCTGCAAATCCTAAAAATAATTCCGTCATGTTACTTCTCCCATCGGTAAAAAATGTGTCTATCAATTCTTGTTGTCCGGGTCTTAGTCTTGGCCCATGCCGGACGTACATAGGTTGCATGATAGTGCGTGGCACCTTCCGTAATGTCAAGCACTATTGTTTTTGTCAGTAGAATAGATGCGTGTTCTAATGCAAATCGCCAGGTTCTACTATCCAGATCGGGCTCGTCCTTCTTGCCATCACAATACCAGGAAAACTGACATTTGTGTAAGACGGGCTTGTTGGTCCCTTTATATGTCACGGCTTGTTTCACTACCTCACAAACTGTGTCCGGGAACCTGGTGTCTTCTACTCTGTTTAGAACTACCTGGCCTACTGCCATTTGTCCTATCATAGATTGATTCCCGGCCTCATGGTATATGTTAGCTGCCATGCACATCAACGCTGTTTCTAATAGCATCAGCTATCTCCTTATACTCTTGTATTATTTTTTTGTCGTCCTCTTCTGTATCGTCAAAATCTTTATCTAATAAGGCGTTATCTTTCTCACTCATATCCTCCTCCGTTAATCTTACAACAAGGAGTGGGTCTACACGACTGAACACTAGGTGGGTCTATGCGACTGAACACTCCCTGTATCTCTCTAATGTAATACTTCATGGTCAAACTCCGGGTCATGCTCCACATAGCCCACTATCTTAGCATCAATAATATCATGATGTTCTATATCCCAAAAGCAATCTCTTGCAATAATCTCTGTATTGGGTGCATCGTGCTCAACCTTTATTATTATGTATGCCCATTTACTCATATGATAAGCTGAACAAATGCGTTCAATCCCATAGTCATAGTTATGAGCAAGAATATAATAAACAATAGTGCTATACCCTCGTCATCATTATTATTGTTATTCTTCTTCATGGCAAAAGTTCCTCCAAAACTTACAGTTATTAT